CGGCAGGTCCGCCGGTTCCACCGATCAATAGTTCACCACTAGCGTCCATCGCACCAGAACCTACTGCATCAGTGCCTGAGTCCTGGCTGATAAGCACGGCCTTGTCAGTGAGTGCTGTAGCACCAGTGCCACCATTGGCAACTGGCAGAGTTCCACTGACTCCGGTATCCAGAGCCACCTCGTTCCATGCCGGGACGTTGCCCGTTCCAGTATTTGCGAGGTATTGAGTCGAGGTCGCCGACTTGGCAAGCCGAGACAGCACAGTGGCACTAGAGGCGTACAGAATGTCACCCGTAGCCTGAGATTCAAACACATGGCCCGTGCCGTCAGATGTAATGTACTCAGCTTGAGTTAGCTCTGCGCCTGGGTCTTTATGTGTTAGCTCGTCAGCCATTAGCTATGTCCTACTGTCACGATGATATTAGATCCAGGGATGTCCACAAATACTGCGGCGTTGAATGTTAAGTCCAGATTACCCAAGAATGTCATGCTATCCGCAGGTACGTCTGCATCAAACAAGTCTGTCCCACTATCGTCGGTGCTGTCATTAAGTTGCAATCTGCCACCCGTACCACCAGCAGAGATAGACATCCAGTACACGGTAGCTGGATAGTTTGTTGCCTGCCCGTCAGCAGCCAGAATGCTTGTGTTACTTACTATTCCCATGCTAACCTCCGTGTTCTTTTTTATTGTGAGCCTTTAACTTATTGGTAGCTATCATCTTATTGTAGCCATCAAACTCACTGCCGCATTCTTCGCACGACACGACCACCAACTCTCTCTTAGCCTTAGATGGAGCTTGTTCCGTTGGTAACGCTGCCCCTCGGGCAGCCGCCTGGATCAGTACCCGCTGGAATTCACGGTCCTCTTCTCTAGCAGCCGTAGCAGTGATATCTTCGATGGTCGCCCATTCTTGTGGATGCCGTGTCTGCATGTGACGAGTCACCTGATAAGGAGAATCAAGGTTATCTTTGGTGCATTCCGGCAGGCCGAGTTCGTCATATTGATCCCGGTTCTCGTCATCTTTGAAGAGTAAGCACTTGTGCTGACCACCCCGAGCCTCAAAGTTAGGCTTTACTGTGGTGAATACTCTGCTTCCATCCTTCCGGGTCTTGCCTAACGTGGTCTGAAGCATGTTGCGATTACAGACACTACGAGCAGCAGATTGAGTGTCCCAGATATATACATACCCAGCCGATTCTACTATTGACCCCTGATTGACTTCCGTGATTTCCTGTAAGCCCGGTTCTGGTGCCTCAGTAATCACAGGTACTTCAGTGGGGCCATCCTCGTCTGACGCATCCGCGATCTGTTCTAGGACATCCGTGATATTCTGGGTCGTCATACTAACCTCTTATCGTGCTACCACCGGGACCAAATACGGTATACCCAATAGCGCGTTTCGCCTCTTCCTCTTCCTGGTCATAGAACTCTTGCCAGATATTACGAGTTCTTAAAGGAGGCGCTTTATGTTCGCGCATCTCCATAGCTATATCTTTGAGTTCGCCAACAGTGTGAAGCATCTCACCACGTCCCGTGACCTCATCAATGACACCACCAGGTATACGGAATTCAGGAGTAGTGAAATTACTAGAGGGGCCAAGGTCAGTACGATATTCTGTGAGAACATCATTGCGTACAACCAGTATTATCTGGAAACGCCGTGGCGCTCCTAAAGGGGAGGGTTGCGTCAGCTCTGAGAGACTGTAAGCCAACTCGTCGTAACTGATCTCAAGGGTTGCTGGAAGTAGTGACATCTCTCTCCTACGATATTGCCATCGTAAACCCTGCGCTTGCTGCGGAAACTTGGAAGCTTGGGTCGGAGCCTGTGCCGTTACTCGTTAGAACAAGTCCTGATGTGCCAGGAGTGATCGGGGTAATTGCCCCTGTCCCTGACCCTAGCAAGACATAATGGTCATTCAAAGTAGCAAGGCCAGTGCCACCTGATCCTACTTCTAGTGCAGAAGAAAGCGAAAGGTGAGGGCTGACATTGTTGAATCGTCCCGCAATAGTCCCGTCAACCAGGACTTCCATGCGAGAACTTCCAAAGTCGTACCGAAAACCTCGGCGTGTTGTCATGTGTTCCCCTTAGCTGCAAGGCAGCACTTGATAAGGGTATGCCCGGACGATCAGGTCCGGGCATCAGTAACTAGGTTAGACCGTCCAGTCTCTATTGGCAGTGACTTCTATGTAGTCACAGTCCATGATGACAAGTTGGGTAGTGTTGGCAGCAGCGGCAAGACACACAGCCATGTCAGTGCTTGTCGAGCATGCACCCGCTACGGTCTGCTTGAGTACGCCATCGATGTACCATCTAGCAGTTCCGTTGTTGTCTACTTCTAAACGGAGTACTTGCCACTCGCCAGCTACTGCATCATCGTTTAGATCAACAGCAGTAGTCGTAGTCGAACCAGCAGTAGTCCCGCCATTATGGATACCGTGCCAGTCCTCATCGTCTGTGAGTTCATCACTCAGATAGAACCCGCAGAGATCTGCTGGCATAGTGATGGTAGTGCCTGATGCGTTGATGACAATGTCTTCCAATTGCTCATCAACTGAAAGGATGCTGGTCAGTCCAAAGAATATCTCTTTGGTGTCCAAGTCAGGGAGTTGAACTCTGGTTTCCAGAGTAATAGTACCCATCAGACCTACATCAAGCATTATGTGCGTACCGATGAAGGTTGTATCAGCATCAGTATTGGCACCTGTCAGGGTGATAACACCAGAAAGTGCATCCTTCCCTGCGATGCCAGAATCTGAATCTTCAAAACCTTCACCACCAGCAAAGAAATCACCAAGCTGTGCTGTATCAGCAGTCAGTGCCAGAGTGTTTGCCACACCAGCAAAGTCATTGAACAGTCTGATTCTACCGTTACCTGATTGGGGCATTATGTTCACCTACTTGTTTGAGCTGTAGCTCTAAATTTCGTATTCGCTCCCTGTAGGGGGCCACTGCCAAGAAGATACTATCCCGAGGAACGGCGGCTAGGTTCTCTAGCCGCACATCCGCAGGTTGACCATTCAGATTATGTACCACCCACCCTTTTGGTATGGGACCATGAGCCTCAGACCAAACGGTGCGGCGGATATTCATTAAGTGGTCGGAAGCGTCGCGTCAGTCTCGACTTCAAACAGCCAGTTACCTGGGCTACGCTCACCATAGGCATACTCGTCGTAGAGGAATACGCTGGTAGAACCGCCGCCGATATGTGGCTCTCTGCGAGTCTCTGTGCGCGGGGAACGTCCTTGAACAAGGATCAGTGCTTCCTGTGCAAAGATACCGCCTTTAGCGGCATTGCCAGCGGTGGAGATATTGCCGTCTTCGTAGATCTCACAGTTGGCAATGCGACCACGGAAACCTTCTTGGAATACACGGGCGGCTAGGCCATCTGTGTACCCACTCTCCGTTGGAGGGTTACCACTGGAAATGGATGCGACTGCATCATAAAGGTCTTTGATCTGGAAGCCATGCAGAACCGCACGGTAAGGTGGGTTCCCAGGCTCGTCAGAGTCAGAGGAGATACGGGAGACAGCGGCGGCAATCATGCCCGTTGTCAGAGCCGCACCAGAACCACCAATGGTCAGGGACGCGCCGTCAATGGCGGTCAGACCATCCTCGTCTTTCTTTCTCTGGATAGCATTCTGTGCCAGACCGCCCACCTTTGCGTAGGCATTCTTGCTGATACGGGCTGCTACCCGGTCAGTGATGAGGGTATGAATCCCTACCACCGTGGGAGTGATCGTCAGCAATGTGTCGGACATCTGCTGTGGGTTGTCGAGTCGCGTAGTTTCAGTGACTGTCTGCGCTGTCAAAGCTGCCATAGAAACTTCGTTCCATGAAAGGCCCGTCCCTTCTCCAAGAGTTACTTTGTCCACCAGATTGGGGACAACACCCTCTTGTTCTCGGATTTGACGTGCCGAAGCAATGACTGTGGGTAAACTGTCAGCCAGTGATTGTGTAACTGTATCGCCTGCTGCCATAGTTGGCTCTCCTTAATTTCCCGCATTCAAGCGGTCAAGGATAGATTTTGCTTTTTTATGATCGGCTGTGGTCGGGGTATAGTCCTCGGAGCCGTAGACTGTGTCCAGCCACCGCTGATCGGACATACCACTGCCACCCGCAGCCGGACCTGTATCCATGTCGAATGCACCAGAGTCTTCAGCCGTTACTGGTTCTGCCGGCTTCCCAGAGCGTTGGCCCCGTTCTACCTGACGCATTACCTTCTGTGCTTCAGATACTGCTGCCTGTAAGCCCCTTACATCCTTCCTGTTGTGCGCGTCAGTCCACATAGTGCGGACCTCGGCTAACTCTGGCGATGTCTGGAGGTCGATAAGGTCGCTACCTTGCTCGTCCTGCACCAGACTGACCAAGTCTTCAGAAAGGCTTGTCCAAGTATTTGTGTACGCGGCTGTAGCATTGAGGTTGGCCTGTTCGCCCTGGATAGAGGTGAGTTGTTCTGGCAGGGTATCGGTATCGCCGGTCCCCATAGCTTGCATCAATGCGTCAAGCTTGCGGTCTGTTATCCGCTGTTGGTTACTTAGTTGCAATACCAAGTCGCTTTGCTCTTGCTGCCTGTTCCGTCGCCCTCTTTGAGCCTTTAGGTCATTCTCAGCCTTGCTTACCTTGTCTTCTGCTGCCTTAGCGCGTAATTCCCAATCGACTACTTCTTCTTGTGGGGTATCTCCCGAGGATGCCTCGTCGGATAGAGCTACCACATCAGAGTTTTCGGTTGTCACAATCTTCTCCTATGTATATGCATAAATGCACATCTGTCAATAGATTATATACCGTTTATATATCCACTATCTAGCACCGGCCAATACACTATCCATCCAATCGGCTGCATTATCTCGTGTAGCGGCTGGATTAGTTCCTGCACTAGGAGTTGTAGAAAGACCTAATACACTATCCATCCAATCGGCTGCATTATCTGGCGTTATTCCTTGCGATTGTAATGGTTGTGACCGGCTAGGTTGTACTTGAGATGGTGGTGGAGTCATCTTTGGCCCTGATTCCGATTCTCTGAAATGGAAATCAGGCAATACCGGAAGCTTTACCCAACGATCAAGATTTTCTGGATGCTGTGGAATACCACTGTAATCCCACTTTGCCAAGATTCCATCTACTTCCTTATTTTCCCATCGATATAATTTGCGCTCTTCCGTAAGGGCTTCTTCAATATCCCGTAACATTGAATACATCCCTGTCTGTTTCTCGGCTTTAGTAGCATTCTTGTATTGGTCCCATAAAAACTTAGTCTCTTCATCCAACGGAAACTCTTTGAAAAATTCTTCTTCTATCTGCCAGTACTCATCAAGATTTGCCATGTCTTCGTGGTACTCTTTGACCTTTGGCGTAAGATTGCTTAGACCTGTATTAGTCTCTATCCACCCTCGGTCTTTAGGGGTCTGGGAAGCTATCCAGCGCTCCATCTCGTCCCACGCATCTGCTGTCATCTGGCCTCGGCCTACCGTGGTACGGATGCGGTCAAACTCCTCGTAGTATCTATCAGTCGGGGTCTTATCCTTCTCATCCTTCTCAGGGAAATCATCACCGTAGATCTCCCGACGACCCGCAGCTAAAGTAAGCATTCGGTTACGGCGTTCTTCCCTCCATTCAGATGGGTTCATAGCCCCTGGAATGGCAGCGTCTAACCAGAAATCAGCCATCTTATCGTCAGCTAATGCTTGGTTTTTTCCTGCATCTGCCTTGAGTTCCATCGCTCGATGGGTATTGACAGCCCATTCGATTTCAAGACTAGCGGCCTTTTCTACTTCTTCCTTGATACGTTCTTTCAAGTCTGGGCGTTGTTCGCGGAACTGCTCCAGCGCTCCAGCAGGTAAGTCTCT